TCCAGATAAACTTTAAGACCAGTTGCTGGGTTCTCAAGAAGAACATTCTTACTTACATAAGTGAAGTTGTTTGGATCATCAACAGTAGTATTGACTCTAGGATCACTTGCGTAATCTGTAACAGGAGCATTAACTCTGTTAGTTACAAATACGATAGAAGAATTATCAAGGTCAATAGCTGGTGACAGTCTATTGTCAGATGTGAAGAAGTTGACACCAACAGTCAATGACTTGTTACCAGGTTGTGTAGAAAGATATGTGTTCTCATTAATCTGAGAAGCGATCATTCTAGGATCTTCGAAGTAGTTCTTTTGGAAGTTTGTAACTTCGATATATCCTTTGTCAACGAAAGAAGCTTCTGCTCCAGAGATACTGGTTTCAGAAATCGTTCTTGCCTGAATGACAACATCAGTTCCCTTAGGTTCAATAGTATTGATCTTAGGAATCATCAGGTTGAAAGGTAAGTTGTAAGTACCTCTTGCACTAATTCCACCAGCCTTGGTATTGGTATTGAAGAACTTGGCTCCTAAGACAGAACCTGATCCTCTATCAGTACCATAATCTGTATCATCGAAGTCAACCTTAACATTGTAGTAGTCAAGTCCGATAGGATTGGACTTGGTTACATCACCGAGACTGTGTGTTCTATTGATTCTTCTCAAGGAAACACCATCAAGTTCATACTTATAAACAAGATCTGATGAGGAGTGGTTGGTTGCCAGTGTATTATCAATACCTCTTGTAATACCAGTCAGGGTATTAGCAGCAACTCCAGTGTAGGAGATGATTTCCTTACCGATTTTAGCGTATCCAGGATTAGTGGTTCCAATACCGATACCTTCAAACTGACCGAATGCAAGAGAGTTACCAATACTGATATTACCAGTTGATGACTTGGAGTAATCTACGGCAAGAGTGGTTGGTGAAACATCAGAACCAATATCACTCAGGGTGACTTGGTTGATTCTGGTGTGCATTCCGTGGTTTCTCTGGAACACTTCAATATGAAGACCATCAGTGTTTACTCTGATAGGTGAAACTGGAATTGCATTACCACCAATACCACTGTTGATAGTTGTAGTAATACCTGCCTTATTGATATAAGAGAGTTGTGTGGAAGTATCGAACTCACCTTGAACATTGTCAATGATCAGTTCGTTGTTACCAGAAATCTCACCAACAGAGAGTTTCATGTTTCTTCCAAGTTGTGTATTACCAACTTGTAAAGGTCTCAGAACATCACCAACGGAGTATCCTTTACCACCTTCGTTGATAGTAGCACCAACTGCAACACCACCTTCGACGTAAATATCAGCTGTAGCGTTAAGTCCATTACCAGTTACTGAGGTAAGAGCAACACCTGCGAATGTATATCCACCAGAAGAAGGTGTATAACCAATACCAGAGTTTGTGATAGTCAGAGTTGAAGTTGCAGAACCTGCGTATCCAACCAATGTACCACTATTATTCTTACCTACCTGTAAGATGGTATTACCAAACTCAAGGTCGGGTTCTACAACTGTGGTTCCAATACCAACACTCAGATTTCTAGAGTTAATGGTCAGACCATCTTTGGGGATACGGGAAAGTGAAGTAGGAAGTTGTGGATTGAAGAATCCAACGAAACCTTGTCCTGTGAAGTTTGCTCTATAAAGAGTGAACTTAAGGTCTTCGTACTGAGATGGTGTCCAAACACTTGCGTTCTGTGACTTGAACAGTGAACCAAGAATTGGTTGTTTCGATACCAGTCTTTGTCCAGCCTCTGTTTCCAGAGTTGTGACATCAGCTTCACCAAGACGAGAGATGAATACTCTATACTCCAGAGAGTCCGAAAGAAGGACAAGAGCGTATTCTTTCTGACCTGAAAGATATACAGGAGATTCGAACGTGATCGTTGTTGGAACAGTTCCATCTGTGGAAAGATTGACATCCTTTGGATCAAGTTCAACTTCGGAATATGGAAGGATTGTCAGGTTTGGAGTACCAATTGTGGTCTCTCTAAGTTGAGCAATAACAGGAAGATTGTCATCTTTCTGAGAGAAGAATACATCAACCTTAGTGATGAAGACACCAGTCTCGTCATCAACAAAGAATGTTTGTGCGAGAGGGTCTCTTCCTCCACCAGCTGGAGGTGCAGGAGGTGCTGGTGGAGATGGTGGTGGTGGGGGAGGATTGATATTAACATCATTCAAGATGAGAACTTCACCAGTATCACTAAGTTGTCTGGTTTCTTGGAAATCACTATTGACTTCAACTCTTGCATTTCTGAGTGACAGAGTTACTTCTTGAGTATTGTCAATACTACCTTCGGAGTAGAAGATTTCTTCACCTGCCGTTGTAGCAAATCCTTCAACAGGACTATTGGTTGGATCGTTAGTAAGTTTAAAGGTAGATCTACCAGTTTCAAATACAGGATTCTTGAGGTCGGAAATGTCAGGAACTCTGAATGAACCAATTAACGTACCCAATCTATCAGTGATCAGTCTGACGTTACTAACTCTTGCAGATGCTCCACTGGTCCCACCAGTAAGAATCATACCAGGTCTAACTCTACCCTCAAATTCTGGTTGTTCCTCATTCTGAAGACTGAATGTGTCGATATTCAGAATTGAAGAAGTTTCAGAATATGTTGATGGGATACTGTTAGTTCTATCATAAGGATTACTATCAAAGAAGTCAGTTGGGTCATTATATGGACCATACTTATGATTTGAATTAGCCACTCTGAATGATATTGATGGAATAGTCAATTCCGTAACGTTTTCAGTGTTATTGGTTGATGGCATATCACCAGAAACCGTTTCACCAACAACGAATGTTCCGTCGATCATTTCAATTTCGACCAACTTACTGAAACTAAAGGTATTGACATCAACACCATCAAAGAATGAATATACCTGAGTAAATGGCTTCAGTTTCTTACCAGTAAACTCAATATTACGAGATCTGATAAAGTGAACCAATTCTCTACTTACAACTCTGTCACCAAGAGTTTCATTGTTGATAACTTCAGTAACAGTTGACTGAGAACCAGTTCTTTGTTGATCCAGTGCTGTGGTATTTCTGATGTTAGTTGCAACACCACTAGCACCCCATGGTGCTCTTAGACCAGCTTGATTAATTTCGTCACGAGTCAGTGCTCTGACTCGACCAGTACTATCAGATTCAAGTTCAACATTAACACCAACAGTTTCCCATGAATCCCATTGAACAGGTGTTACACCAAGTCTAGTTCCATCTTCTGCTGTAGTAACTTCTGCTTGAAGTGCAGATGCAATAGCTTCAAATGCACCTTCGTTTTCTACAGTTCTGGTTTCAAGTCTATTGACATCAATCCAGACATCAACATCAGGTTCAAGTGAAACGGAACCATTCCAGAATTGAACCAGGAAAGGAGTTACACTCTCAGTTCTAGTAGCAAATGGTTGTTGTAACCAAGAGGTATCAGAATAATCAAGAGTCAGTGTTTGATTAGTTCTCCTTACACCCTCTGCACTAATCTTTGCAAATCTAGAGTCTTGATTTGCTTGAGTTGTTGTACCAATACCAGCAACTGCAGTTGACGAAACTTGGAGATTGATAGCCGTTGTATAGTGAGAAGGTCTCAGAATTCTATTCTTGAGGTCAACACTATTTCTAACACCAATGGTAGTATCCTGAGGATTCAGAGTAGAGAAGTTATCAATAAAGATACCACTCTTGAATCTATTCAGACCATTTGAGTCAGGAACAAACAGGTTCAGAGTATTGGTTTCAATCAAACTCAGTGAACTGTAATACTCAAGGTTCTTGATTCTCTGTTCCAACTTGGAGATATCTCTCATCTGATATCTCTTATGTTGTACTACAGATACCCTTGCTTCTTCTGTAGTGTACAGATATGCTGGAAGGAATATGTTCGCAATATTCAGAGCTCCACTAACTTCATCAGGAAGTTTTGGATCCTCCGATGGTGTACCAAACTTGATACTCAGACCACCATCTGGAGACAGATAAACTCTATCAGCTCTTCCAAGATAGTAGTTGAAGTCTACAGTCATCGACTCGTCTGAAGCGATGACATCCTTTGAACTATGTTGACCAGTTACACCACCATCAAAGTCTCTTCCGTAGAACTCAAGAGGAGATCTGGAATTTGCAGTAATTGAGTAATCTTTAACTCTTGGTCTTGCATCGACCATATCGGTGTTTCTAACACCATCAATAGAGTTGATTTCAGTGCTATAGTCAAATGAGTTGTAAGAGTTGACGATAGTAATATCACCAGTATCAGCCGAATCGTAGAAAGCCTTAGAATAATAAACTCTCAACTGTCTTGTAGGAGCATCAAAACCTGGTTTTCTTACAAGTCTAGAATAATCATAGATCGTTTCTCTTTGACCATTGTCAAATGTATATTGATCAGTGACTCTCAGTGATCCCGAATTGACGACACTTACAATTGCACTGACACCAGATTGATCAAACTGAACGACCTCTCCAATTTCAAAAGAAGTATCATTCAGATATACAAAACCAATAGTGGTATCACTCTTTCTAACAAGATATCTTGCTTTTGCTCCACTGACTGTACCAGTCATAACCTCACCAACGATCAGATCGTTTGAAGTTGCAGTAGGACCATCGAAAGAACCCAGAACTGTACTAGGTGATTCTGCAGGACTTGTGTTGGTGGATTCAAAGATATCGTGAATCTCAACAACATCAGGAACATTCAGTGAAATAACACTATCCTGAACTCTTGTACCGAATGGATAGTTACCATAGAGGAGACCATCGTTCAGAGTGGTTCCTGCAAAACCTGTATTTGTTCCAGAAGCGGAAAGTTTTGACTTATTAACGATCAGATCGTTAGAAATCGACTTTCTCTTGATTTTTGCGTTGACAGAACTCTTTCTCAGAGTTGCAATCAGGATAGTACCAGCTGTATCAGCTCCAGAGAGACCAATAATCTGAATAGTGGTTGAACCGTTAGAAAGAACGACCTTATCGGAGGTCAGAACCTCTGTAACACCATTAGATCGGATGAGAATGTATCTTTCCTCGTCAAATGGGAGGAATGTCTCATTCGTTCCTGCATCAATTGCAGGTGTCTCACCATCAGCACTAATAGAAGTTTGGAACTGTCTTCTAATAACAAGATTAGAAGAAGAAAGGTCTACAGAAGAAAGATTCTTCTTAGGGAAGATACTATAGAGTGACTGGTTTGTAGATTCGTTTCCACTACCAAAGTTTCTCTGAATCTTTGTACCTACGATTGACAGATCATTTACATTGGCCAGTGTAGTTGGGACGGATCCCTCAATAACACCAGTTACAGTTGCAACACCGACAATCTTCAGGGCAGCACCAGTATTTTCGGTAATTCTACCAATTGAAGGAACTGTACTTGAAGTAGTGGTATATTGAACCAGATTACCAACGGTTGCAATACCAATGAATGATGTTGAAGGGTTGGTGACCGTGGAAACACCAGTTGCAGTGTCACCAGGGGTCAGAGTAGCATTTCCAATATTAGTAACTACTTTTGGAATTACGTTAGCTGTAAACGTATTAGCTGCACCAACAATACCGTAAACTGATTGGATGTCAGAGTTACCAAAAGCTCTAACGTCGGTTACATATCTGTCATTATCCTTGACACCGTTGAATACCAGGTTTTCACCGATGAAGAAGTTACCTTTTACGTTATATGCGGTAACTGCCGTTCCAGCACTTACTGCAGTTCTGAGATATGCGGTTGCTCCACTAGATTCACCCTGAATATACGTTGGAAGTGTTAAATCAACGTTTTCATTGATTGTAAGATCAGTATTTGTCTGAACATCGAACAGTGAGAGGTCCCATCTGTTCAGATTTGAGTTTGTAGTGTCATAAGAACCCGATTCCAGAGCAAAATCGTAGATTCTAGCAACACCGATCTCCTTACCAGCAGCAGATCCATTAACTGAAACTCTCTGGTCTCTTAAACTGAGTGTATTTGAGGTATTGAAACCAATTGTGGCAGAACCAAAAACTGTATCAACCTCAAATGTAGGTCCAAACCCGAAATTGACCGCTTGGTTTTCAAGTAAACGTGTAGTTCTTGGTTTTGGACAATCCAGAAGTGTTGTAGATCTGGTTTCAGTCTCAAAACCCTTTACATATGCCTTACCAGGTGAAATTCTGTAGATTGCAAGACTTTCATTGGGAGTAGAACCTTGTTGAGTGGTCTGACCCTCTTCGTAAATACCTCTATTTCCCTCATTGTTGTTTAAACTGTCTCTCAGAGAAGTTGTAAACTCTTTGATGTAGTAATTACCAGATTCATCGTAAGTTCTTCTAGCAAGTTCGTCTGCAAGAAGGTTATATTCGGTTTTATTGACATCTGACCTAAGAACACCGTCAATAACTTCAGATAACTGAACAAAGTTGTTATCATCAAAGTCATCTAACGGTCTTTTTGCTAAAATTGCACTGATTTTGAATCTATCAGCACCTGGAGCACTAAAATTGTTAAATCCCTGAGCATTATCCGTCAGAGTTGGGTCTACATCAGAAGATACAATACTTTCTGTTACTTGTAAACCGATTCTGTAGTTAGGTTTGTTGGAATATTGGTCAAGAATCAGAATTTGATCCTCAACATCAACAAAAGTACCTCTCAGGAAGTAAACACCGTTACTGAGAGTAAAGGCAGAACCTTTAGCAGATGCATTTGTTGAAATGGTGTTTGCAAAACCCTCACCAGCTGAGATAAAGGTGGTTGCATAGTTGATATTGACTTCAGTTACCAGAACTTCGTTGTCAAAGAAGGTTTCTGTAGCAGCATCTGTTGCTGCTGAATCAAAATATGTAACGTAAAGGGTATAATTTCCTCTATCCGACTCTTTATTCGTAATATAGGTGATAACCTTAGCAGTTACACCAGAATCTCTACCACTAATCTTCTGTCCTACTAATTGATCAAGATATAAAGAAACAGGAACTCCAAGAAACTCTTCTTGGATTTGAATTGCATAAAAAGTTGAGTTATAAGTAACATTTCCAGGGATAACCTGAGCACCTTCTTTGAAAAGGTGGTTACCTACGTCCTCAACCTGATTCTGAAGAATAGACTGAACATTATTGAGTTCCCTAGCCTGAACAGGGTATCCAGGCTTGAACAATACCTTATAATAGTTGCTCTGAGGATCGAAATCGTCAAAATATGGAGCAACGTTGAGATTAGTGTCTTGTGGCATAATTCTTTAGAACTGCAAGATAATCTTTACATCTTCTTTCTGTGAGGAAGACCTTGTTACGGAAGGTCTATTGTCAAGGAAAATAATGTTTCCAGAATACTTCTCGGATTCTGGTTGTGAAACACCATTTGTGAAAGTTTGACCAAGATAATATGTACGATTATTTAGAACAGTAGAGACACCCGTAAATACGGTATCAATACCTAAGTTAGTGCTACCACCAACAATCGTAAAATTACCACCAGTGGCTGGACTAGAGGTAAATCTGTTCATTTTGAACCCATATGTGGGGTCTGCATTTAACGAACCATCAGTATTGAAACCTGAATTTGACTTATCTTGCCAATACTTCAGAACACCAGTGGTTTGATCGTAAGAAACGACTCTACCAACAGCAGTTGAACCGACTCCAACTGTTTGAGTGACGTATGAGTCACCTGCAAATGTTGCCGAACTGTATCCAGTTCCAGTAAGTCTCAATGCGTAGACTGCACTAGCCTTATCGAGGGTCAAATTAGAGGAAGAACCCTGTGCATATGGATTTTCTACGAGACCAACAGATGCAAATTGGTTTCCAGTGATAAAATCTGGATTTTCGGTGTCATTTTCGAACCTTGAGTAGGTCAAAACGTTGTATGCACCCAATTCTTGGTAAATATCAGCACCATGACCACCTTGAGGTGGGATAATTACGTTAAAAATCGGTAAAGTTGAACCAGTTGGAACTCCACCAGATTCCCAATCAACACTACCAAAAGTATATCCAGAACCACCCTTGGAAATATTGATACTTTCTACCTTAGAATCGTTATTAATAACGATTGTTGCTTCTGCACCATCACCATCTCCCTTAATAGGAACTCTGGTGTATGTTCTATTAGCTGTTCCAATACCAACACCACGATTTCTTATCGTGATAACCTTTAATTGACCACTTGATGCAGCATTATCTCTGACGGGAGCATCTTTAGTACTTGTATACCAATCACTAGGAACAGGAATATAGTTTGTTGAGTCAAATTTGATAGCTTGACTTGGGCTGATGGTATAAAGATACTTCCAGATGTAACCATCACCACTAGAACCCGCCTCTCTTGGTTCTAAATCGGTGAATGTAGGTTCATCTAGTGAAGGAGATCCAACAAAATTGTTTTCAGGGTCTGCACCATTATAGAGACAAACATAGACTCTATAATCACTATTCATTACATAGTAATTAGCGGAGTATAAATCAAACGAACCCGAAGGTTGTGAAGGATTATTTCTACTAATGTCATGACGATACATGTCATAGGTAGTTCCAGAAGTCCAGACTTCTTTTCTAACAACCTGTGTTACATCACTCGCATTGATTTTCTTCATTGCGATCATGGAATCCCATGTATCATTATATGATTCAAAACTATCAATCGGAGTTGGAGGATTTGAATCCCAATTCGATTGATAGTCCGTAGCATTGGGAATACCAATGAATGTATAATAAGAATTTGAACTGGACGTAACACCAGCAACAAAGTTCTTAGCATTCAAAATTCTAAGTTGATCAGTAATTATTGCTGCCATTGTTTAGAGGACTTTTTTGTTATTTATAGGAGATTATCAAGTATAATTGTCATCCTTTAGTGCCACGTTTCTGAATACGAAACCAGATGTTGAAATTCCAGTATAACCATTGTTACCATAGAACTCAAAACTTCTCTGTTTTGATCTATTATCAAGGTTAATCTTACCCCAACTGTAGTTACCAAGATTTGGTAGACTTACTGTGGTAAACCCAACACCATAAGAATCAACATTGGTGACAATTCTACTGACGTGTGTTTGACCAATACCAGGAATGGTCAACTCTTTAACTTCAACACTCACTGCCTGATAGACCATATCAAGTGCGGTTGTACCAACACCGATACTAGATCCGTCAGTTCTCTGTGTTCCAAATGTATTACCGATGGAAGTATTTGTTCCATAGATGGTGAAGTAATCACCTGTAGAAATACCACTGATTGTTACAGCCGTTCCTACAAGAGCGATATTTCTCATGAAGGAATCTTGTGGAATAAAGAGATCAAAGATGATCTGTTCTTGTGAACCACTATCAGTAGTTCCCAGTCCAACAACAATTCCATAATCACCTGTATAATCGAGAACATTAATTTCTTCTCTGATTGTACGAGGATCTTCAATCAATACAGAAGGTGGGTTAGATGTGGTATAACCTGATCCAGGATTGACAACTGTTACAGAGTTTACAGAACCACCAGAGACTGTTGCTGTTGCAGATGCTCTTTGAGTTGTTCCAAGTCCTACAGGAGTAGAAATTGTAACCTGTGGAGATTGAGTGTATCCAACACCAGAATTGGTGATACTGATAGAAGTAATTGTTCCTGCCGAAGAAACAACTGCTGTTGCAGATGCACTTACGATAGAATCTTGTGATACAATCTCAATTTTATTCTGGAAGGATCTGATTGCCGATTCATTTTCACCATCATAGAGAGGTCTTACAGTATCGACATATACAATTGTAGATCCAAGACCAACTGGTTGAGTCAGATAAGATGCAGGATAGATCAGAGGTTCGTAATGTGTTCTATCCTTACCAACAACTTCACCATCGATGATCTTATCGACAAGTTGTTTACACCATGTAACAGGTCTCAAGAGGTTCTCGTCAGTACTAATACCAGGACCAGAGTAAGGATTGGTGAATACTGAATCAATAGTATTGATATCAGTAACAACTCTTGGTTCTTCGTCAAGTGCAATACCTTGACCAAGTCCTGGGCTGTTATCAATATCGAGAGTGTCACCTCGTTTCACAGTTTCCAGGATATCAACGAATCTAACGTCAACACCACTGGTTCCCTTGTAGAACAAGATCTTAGAAGTATCACCTGCCTTAGGTGCTTCACTGAACTTGATAACAGTTCCACCAGGGAACTCATATCCAGTTCCAGGAACCTGTAATACATCATTGATGAATACAATCAGTGTTTGTTCAACATCAACAGGTGAACCAGTTCTAGTTGCGATTGGGAATGCTTCCTCATTGAGAGTGATTTGGAAGTTCTTCTTAACTCCATCAAACTCATTGTCAAGGGTATCAAGAACTTCGATTTCACCGACAGACCAGGAGTTGAACTTGTCGTAGTAAACTTCATCAATCAGAAATTGGAAAGCTTCAAATGTTACACTTGGATCGGTAGGAATACCACTCAATCCACCAGCTTCAAATACAAGTCTTTCACCATTACCATATCCGAAACCATAGTTTCTGAGAGTAAAGTTAATAACACTTGAACCCTGACCAACAACGATATCAACAGTTGCACTTTGACCAGAACCAACATAACCAGGTGCATAACTCAGAGGAATGTTGTCATAACTCATTGGGTCATCAAAGACCAAATCGGGAAGGTTAGTTCCAGTGTATCCTACACCTGGGTTTGTAATGGCGACACTTACAATGTGACCACCACTGACAGCAGCTGTTCCGATAAACTCAAGGTTTGGAATTCCATTACTATAAGTTTGAACACCGACATTAACAACAGTCTGAATACCAGCTCTATAACCAGAACCAGAGTTAGCGATACTAACTGAGGTAATCGTTCCAGCCGCAGAGACGGTAACAGTACCACCAGCAGCTACCAGAGGTTGATAACCAAGTCCATTGGAAGAACCAACGGAAACCATCAAACCACCGATTGGATATGCTCCATTGTTTGGATCCCAACCAGTTGGTAATCCATCATTACCAATAAATGTAATACTGGTGATACCAGTATCTTCACTCATCCTATAATCAGCAACCTGAAGTGAAGGTGGTTGTAAACCTGTTGGTTCTTGAACAATACCGTTGATAACAACAAATGGATTTTGTGTTGCGATACCAGTTACATTAGAACCACCAGTGGTCATAGTGAATTCACTTCTGATACCAGTGAATTGGTAAGAGATATTATCGTAGATGTAGTTCTGATAGTATGTTTCGTTGGTTGTATCAGTTATACCAGATCTCATGAAGGATCTTCCTTGGAAGGTTGATGTGGTGGTAAGACCAGTCCAATCAACACCATCAGGATCAACAGTTACAGCCACACCTACTGGATCTGGACCCTTAGGTGCAGAAGCAAAGTTCAGAGTGTTACCAACAATGTTATATTCACCACTTAGTTTCTCAACTAGATCACCAGTGAGGTGATTTGCTCTAGAAGTTCCCATTCTTCCTCTGAGAACATTAACTGAGGTTGTATTACCAACTCCAACGGAAGCGACTTCCATGATCTCACTTCCAACACGAAGAAGATCACCAGTAAAGATTGAAGTAATACCTGCCAGAAGAATGTCTTGTTGGAATGCAACGTCTTGTGAAAGAGTTGTTGTGATACCGAATGCGACAATTGGAGACTGAACAATATTGTCAATTGCAAGAAGAACCTTTTGGTTCTGTTTCGTGGAAGTGATGCTGTGTCCAGCACCGATACCAGTTGATCCAATACTGAGAACAATAGGATCCTGTTTCAGTGCGTTTTCTGCAGTGGTTGCAAACTTGATTTCTTTACTGTTTGGTGCAACAACATAAAGTGTTGATGGCAACTTATCAGTAACACCAATACCAGGGACACTGGTTGTTCCAATACCGATAGCAGCAGTGGTTCCTGCACCAGGTGAAGTGTAGACAACTTCTTCACCAGTTACAAAGAAGTGGTTAGAAATTGAGACACTGTTTTCAGTGGTATCAACAACTGAAGGGTCACTACCATCAAATCCTCTGAGGAAGATTTGATCACCCTTGTGTTTAATACCAAAGGCGGTCATAAGATCAAGTTGAGTACCTGTGTAGGTTCCTTCATCTGTGTGGAGATGTAAGTTACCAAGACTGATATCTGTTGGTCTAGTGTTATCGGTAGGAGGTTCCATACCGATAGAGAGGACTCTGACTTCAACATCGATACTTGCGTTAGGAGTATATGTCAGGTTCAGACGACTTGGACCATTACTGGATGTCTCAATACCAACTTGACCCAGAGATCCACCACTTTGAACATTTGCGTATTCAACAAACTCAGATGGTGAATTTACAGAAGAAAGTGTGATAACTTCAAATGATTCATATTCGTTGTTTGTCGTATCTGTAACGGTAACAACGTGGTAAGAAGATTCTGTATTACCCGAATAAGATGCAATAGTAGTTACACCAGGTGAACCAGAGGAGGAGATTGAAGTGTACTGAGAATCGAGTTTTGTATGATCCAGATACACAGTTCCAGGACCAGTTGCTGATGCCGACGTTTCAATAATAGAAACACTAGCTGTAACTCCAATACCAGTTGATGGGATGAAGTCAACATCAACATTACTACCATCAACATAAACGTTGAAAGTACCAAAACCAGTTACATTAGTTGCAAGATCACCATATTCAAGGAGATATACATCTGTTCCATCATGAACATAATTCAGTTCATCGACAGAGTAATGATCGTTTCCATCTTCCAACTGAACAAGTAACTTACCTGATCTATAAGTTGTTGGAATAGATGCAATAGTTGTGGTACTACCAATACCAACATCAGTTCTCTTAGACTCAATGTTGATGATATCACCGAAGGTTGTGGCACCTACACCAGTAATATTATCGAGGAGACTGAATGAGAATGCGTTTACATCATAAGAGTTGTATGCAAAGTTGATAGGATAGAATCTCAAGAACCACTTCGTTTGATCAGATGACTGAACAAAATCATAGTATCCTAAGTTTCTAGTATCAAGAGTACCATATTGAGAAACAAGAGAGTCAGAATTATTATGAAGAACAGAAACAAAATCAACCTGTCTCTGACTGACCAGAACCTGATCTCTTGTATAGATCAAGATCTTATTGTAAGTGTAATTTGATGGGAAGTCACCAACGTTTGAGAACTTGGTCGTTCTTGCAACACTGTTAAAGGTTTCACTGAAATCATCGATACTAAGAACTCTGTTACCGAATGATTCGTTGTAATCAGAGAGGACTTTGTTCTGGAAAATGATTTCATCAGATGTCAGAATACTACCGACATTGAATGAGTTCTCAGAAACATTATCAAAGTCTTGCCAACAGTGGATACTTGATTCACTGATAACGTCAACAACAACTTCAACATCAGATTCTGCTGAAGATACAATAATACCACCTGGTACTGATTCTGTAGATTCTACAGACAAGTCTGCAAACTTGGCAAGACCTGCAACGTGTCCAAGACTAGAAACTGAGTCATCCCATTTCTCTAAAGGAACAATAGACTTGAGTGAGTAAGACAGATTCTGATAATACTCATTGTTTGGAGTTCTCTGAAGACTATCGTTCAGGAAACCAGAATTAGTCTTCCATCCGTCAACGAATGTTGAACCTGCTCCAGTGGAAACTGTTGAATTGAAGTTAAACTTGTTCTGAATAACAACTTCTGTACCAGAAGCTTCTCCAGTAATTCTTGATCCAACTTCAAATTCGTCAGGAGTAGAAACAACCAGAGTTCTATTGGTTGGATTCCATCTTTCAACTGTACCTTTCTTATCACCAGAATATACAACCTCATCGGTGAAGAAGTTGTTTGGTTGGAGAGTGATGTCAAATACTGGGAAGTCTGATTCAGGAATTGCTCTTCCTGCAGATCTAGTGGGATCCATAACACCTGGTTTTTCACCAGACTTCAGGTATCCATCAAGACTATACTCGAAATATGCATTAGCTCCACCGAGTTGCATATCAAACCCAGTTACTTCAAATCTTTCATAACCATAGTTCTCAGAGTTGAAACCTCTATCAGTAGAACCAATACCAACTGATATACCTTCAATAAGAACTTTTGCACCAGTCTTATATCTGAAGTTACCAGCTTGACTGAACTGAGCTGTCAGATAAGCTCTTACAGTCTTAGTGGATTCAGTATAAGTAACTGATGAAATACCAACACCGTTAGAGTTCTTGATTGGAACAATAGTTGGTTCTACGTTGTAGAGACCATTTGTATTTTCAAAGATTTGAACCTGGGTATCACCAAGAGAATATCTCAAATCAACATCAGGAACAACTTCATTTGTAAATCCATCAAGAACCACCAGTTCTGGATTTAACAGATAGTTTTTACCCGAAGAAGTAATACCAATACTTTCGAATGAGTAGAGAGCCTCTACTTCCAGAACCTCTGGGACGTTGGAGACAACTCTAAGTGTCTTATCAGAAGGATAGTTATATCCAATATCATTGAACTTAGTAGAAAGAACTTCACCAATACTCTTACTGGAAAGAGTAATGATTGCATCACTACCAATACCACTCCTAATCGAAGTAATACCAGGAAGTTCTTTATATCCTGCACCACCATCATTAACAACGATGTTCGAAATAGAACCAAATGCGTTCTTAGAAGTTGTGGTGTACTTTATAGTTGCATTTGAGGAATTATACAGAGATACATCAGGAACATCTTTGATTGTGTATCCGAATGATGTTGAACCTACACCAACAATATTATAGTTACCATTATAAAGAGACTGAACAACTTCAATACTGTTATGTGCACTTACATCATCATCAATAACAATCTGAGACTTGACTGATGGAACAGTGTCCAGATTATCTGGTTCAAACTTGTAGTAGAGTTGAGTTGGAACAGTGTCACGAACAGTCAACTTGAGACTTGCATCTGTACCAACACCAGGTTGACCAGTCTTAACAACTTCAAACTTACTTGTATCACCTGTGGTAAAGAATACATTTGAATATTCTCTATCAGTGTAGAGATTCATATCAAATGCAGAGAACTTAGTTCCACCACTGACGAATGACAGTGAAGAGTCAGAAAGATCAAACTTCAGAGTATTGTTCTTCTTAGTTTGAACCTTTGGATTGATCTTAGAAAGAGTACCACCAGATGCACTAGTGAGATCAATGAATGGTGGGTTCTCCAGGTTGACCTGATACTTTTCTTTTACCAGTCTTACCTTAGTGTCATTGAAAGGAACGACATAATAGATTTCATTATTTTCAAGACCACCAGTTGGTGTAGATGCTGTGTGAATAACCTTATCACCAAGTGCAAAGAACTCATCAGAGAAGTTGATAGAGTTTCTTACCAGGTCAACATTACCTGCAACGAAAGTCTTAGGATCAAATACAATTCTTCTGTTGAAGTTGTCGTACTTGACTGTTATGACATCTTCAAGATTTGGTCTGATATCCATCTTGATAAGATCACTCTTGACCAAACCGTGAGTTGATGCCGTGGATACCGTTACAGTGTGTTTAGAAACCTCAGAGGTAACTACATTGTTATAGTTGGTGGTAAACTTATGAGTATTACCTGTACCAACTGTGGTGAAGTACAGAAGTGCAGTAGAAGTATTAACACCAACATATACACCAGTAGAACCAAGACCCACCTTATTGGTACTAATACCAATGGTGTCCATTGAAAGTGGAACTGCAAAGAGATTCTGATAGGATGAGAGGTTTACATAACCAGCAGAAGTTCCGTTCCAAACTTCAAGACTTGTTCCACCGTTAGAGGTATAGAACAATCTGTCATTCAGTTTGAGTCCGTGACCTGGATAGTAGATTTCTTGTGGACTGACAAAGACCTGAGTTAGACCAACACCAGGATTAGAGAACGTAATAGTATTACCAATACCAGTTCCCAGTACAGTACCTACACCTACAGATTCTGCAGGATCGAAGTAAAGAATATCATTAATATCGAAAGTTCTTGTAGTCTTCAGTGCACCTACATTGATACTGAACTTCTTAGGATTCTCAAAGAGAATCGACTGGTTCTGGTGTGGGATGGGTGCAGTTCCTTCAACAGCTCTCTGGATTCTAATTCTTCCAGTCTTCTTATCAATGTTCAGAACTCTTACTTTCTCTTCATCTACCGTCAGGATATCATCGGGTCTGATGTATGGGAACTCAAGAAGTCCATTGACATATGCATAATCAACATCATTGGTATTTGCAGTGGAGATACCAAGAGTCAATACGAAGTTATCACTTCTAACACCAACAGTGTAGGATCCATCAAGTCCACCAAAGTAGGATGAAAGACCTGTGACATTTACAACGTCATCATTATTAAATGAGTGAACAAGGGTTGAGAAACCAATGAACGTACCAGTGTTGAATGGTGTAAACTCTACATCATAGAATACTGTTGTTGCAATACTTACAGTATCAACTTCCTTACCTTCGACAGTTGTAACTCTCGCTCTGGCACCAGATCCACCACTGTTTGTATCATCGAAGATAACAGAGTCATTGACCTTATAGTTCTTACCACCAGTAACAATACCTACACTTTCAACAATACCCAGAGATGCCGAAGTAACTTCCAGTGATTGTTCTTTTACAAGATTAGAGTTGAAGATGTACTTATACTTGTCAAACTCATTATCAAGATTATAGTTGTAAGTATTTCTCAACCAACGATCACCTTCGATATCATACTCACCTTGTCTTGTTATAGACTTGAAGTTGATAGGATGTGGAACTGAGTTGTAAGAGTCACCAATCAGATACGGGAACTGTGGTCTTCTATAACCTTCGAAAGGACCAACAGAATCATTGATTGTATTGATAGTTGCGAAGTATGCATAAACACCATTTGGATAATCAGGTGTTACACAGAATCTACCATTATGTTCGTCAAGATCACCAGAAGCGGTGTACATGTAATCTTCAACAAAGAAACCTAATGGATACAGAGAAACAGGTGGTCTATTTGTAAGATCAGTTTTTAACTCATATCCAGAGGACATTTCCTTAACAAAGGAAGAACCACTTGCCTTATCAAAACCATATGGACCGTAGATGGGATTACCATCATATGCCCAACCAATAATTGGTGAGTGGAATGTACTGGTAACTTCAACACCATTATTCAGGACGAGATCTGGTGTACCATAACGAGTATTATCTTCTGAGGTTCCAGAGATGGCAAATGTATTCTCTCTCAGGGGACGAGGAGCATACAGATAGGAATATTGTAATTCGTCATCAGAAATATTCTTGTCAAGAACACCGTCATCATCAGCAACAGTATTGAAGTTTCTTTCAAACAGGTTGATGTTCCACTGATTGATAATTGCATCAATAACAGCCTCTCCACCAGAAGGAGTTACCTTGATAGAAGTTTTGTCTGGAACATATCCAGCACCAGCCTTGATAATCTTAACAGATTCGATTCGACCATTCTTAAGAACTGGTGTCAGTGAAGCATTCTTACCAGTTGTGGTCTGAAGTTCTAAATCAGGTGGTGAGTTATAACCTGAACCAGGATCATTAATCAGAACATCTACAACCTGACCATTGTTGATGACAGGAATAAGGACTGCACCAGATCCACTGAAGAGAGTTGCAACTGGTTTTCTGTCGAAGTTTACAACTTCCGATGAACCATATCCAACACCACCACTAGTTACATCGATAGATTCAATATTACCTCTGAATACTGGTTGAACCTGACAAGAGAAGTCTTGGTCGGTTCTTGTAGATACACCAGTAATACCATCAATACTAACAACGATTGGTTTATAGTTGAAAGTTCCAGAACCAGTAGATCTCAGTTCAACAAAAACATTTCTGTCGTAGTAATAATCTACTGTAGTATTTCCAGTTCCGACTTCTGAAAGTGAGAACTTGTTCTCATCAATTCTTCTGACGTAGTAATCTTTATTCTGAACAAGACCATCGATGGTCGAACCAGTGTATCTTACAACCTCTTTCTCAGAGTAATCGTGGTTCTTAATGGTGAACTCATTTGATGCGGTATTGACACCAACAATTCTTCTCTCTTTGTTCTCATATCCTGTACCAGGATTTGTAATGACAACAGAGGTGACAATATTCTTCAGTGTGGAAGATCTAAACTTATGAACACCTTCACCAAAGAACTGAAGTCTGACAGTATTGATACCGACAAGAGAGTCATTTAAGGTTTCATAGAGTTTTACAGTCTTACTATCTACAACTCCAACGTAGTATGAGGCCCCCGTAGAAAGGCCTGTAACACCCTTCTGATCATCTGTAAGGTATATTACCTCCTCACTGTCTCTAAACTTATGATAGGTCGAAAAACCAATAGTACTAGAACCAAGACTGACCTGTGCAGAAGCCCTTTCTGCATTGAAGAAGACATCATGGGTCACTGCCGACATTCTTACTTCGGCTGATGCATCTCCACCATTACCACCAGATATGGAGATGGTAGGTCTCTCTTGATAGTCGAAACCACTATCGAGGATATCAATTCTTTCTAACTCACCCTTGACATTAACAATACCAGTTGCACCAGTTCCTACACTATCATTAATTCTCAGGATAGGTGGATTGATGATATCATAACCTTTACCAGGATTGACAACTTTAAATTCTTCAACTGGACCATAGTTGAGTTTGTTAGGAGACTTATAGTTAAGGATCTCAACACCGTTATTCAGGATACCAGTATGTCCTGTGATGGTTGGGTATTCACCACTTTTGTTTACAGGTTCAAGAATACCTCTGTAAATGGGTTGTGGTTCAAATGATTTTTTATAGAAGTCAAAGTATTCAAAAGATACACCACTTACAGTTCCGTTTAGAGTAACATAAATGTTGGTATAAAGATTTGATCTACTCTTTGCAAGTTTAATATTGAGAGTATCAACTCTCTTGATATAATATACACCCTCCTTGACATCATCAAATGTTGATGGAGTGGTTACTGTAATCGTATTTCCATCAGTATCAGTTGAAGTTGTAGTTATCTCACCTGGTGTGTAGTAAACTGCATCACCAGTGTAGAAACCGTGATCACCACTAGTGACCAACTCAATAGTATTATTTGATGTAGTACCACTGAACTTAAGTTTTCTATTATATGGATTCAGTGTGATGTTCTCAAATGATGGAAGAGAGTTAGATGCAACAAGAACATCGTTGTTGAATTTAGAATAAGTGTTCTGAACATTTACAAGATACTTATTCAGATGTGGATAATCTGTAGAGTTTGTGTAGAGAGTTTGATTTTCTACAGAAAAAGATTTTGTAGTATCAACTAATGTTGCAGTGATAACTTGGAAAGTATCTCTTCCACTAATGGAAGAAACATTTCCCGTAGTTTCATTACCATCCTTATCAGTAAGAACAACATCGTTGTTCAAATTCAAGATGTGATCAGTTTCTAAAGTAATCGTATACTTCTTAGAAGGAGCATCATCAAGAACAATCGTCTTTACTTTCCAGGAAGCTTTGACATTCAGATTCCAGTTTCTTGTCTTTTCGATATTTTTTTCAATACCGATAGACTGAACTTTGATAGTATCACCCTTCTTCAGACCAAAGTTCTTCTCTTCAAAGGTAATATCCTTAAGTGCTGTGGAGATCTTTACCTGAATCTTCTCTCCATCCTTATATGCATAAGCAAAATCATATATGGTAATATCTGTTCCCTTAACAATCTTATCAACTGCTGGAGGAACATTGAAGAACTGGTTATCGTTCTTACCAGAATAATCTGTAACGTACTCAGCATCATCAACATCAACGGTGTCAAGTCTTCCAGACTGTGGGAAACCGATGGTAGAATCTACATCAATAACTGTTGAACCGATAGAAACATCATTCAGAACCTTTGTCTTCTGGTTTGGTTTGAATGATGCAAAGACGGTTCCGTTTACATCAATATCTCTATCATAACCAAGGTCAAGACTGACTTGGTAATAAGTCTTTCCATTATAGACAACAGGTCTAACACTACTGACAGAACCTCTAGCTCCAGTACTATCTTGGAAAAGAGTTCTATTCCTGAGGTCCATTGGATCACCAAGGAACTTCTCAACAATAAGATCTGTGGTTACCTTGAAGTTTGCATTAGAAGGTCTTATCAGATACTCACTTGGTCTGACAACTTCTACGTCTTCACCGAAGAGTGCTCTGAAAAGAATCTCAAAAGACTGATCAGTACCTTTTGACTTATAGAAACTATCAGCATTATAGATGAAGTTCTCTTGATCCAGTCCTGTATATAAAGTTCTGTCCTCAAAACCAGGAAGAACTTGGGTTTTGACCTTGGTTAAAAACTTTTGCAGGAAGAGAATGCTTAAGTTCTTAATCTCTGCCTTAGCAGTATGAGTATCTGCTGATGTTGAAGTGAACTCTAATACATCAGGTGTATTAGTTCCTTCGTATGATGTTACGGCACTAAAACCCCTAGAACAGTTCTCAAAGGATGTATCTGTCTTATATTCATAATAAATGATCTCATCATCAATCTGAATCAAACCATCTCTGGTTGGAAACCCTTCAGTGAAGTTACCAGTAGAATCAGTTGTAATCGTTGTGTCAGTATATGATACGTTAGCACCCAGAACCGTAGAGGTTGTCAGGTCTGTTAACTCTTCAACCTTAATATATTGATCAATATTTTGAGCAATGTCAAATGTTCCACTCTCAAATTCCTGTGAAACATAGTATTGTTTCAGAAACTCAGGGAGAAGTGGAAAATCGTCTCTGACATAGTCGGGAACTTGACTCTCGACAATATTCTGGAACTTAATTCTATCTACTGACATTCTTTAACTTCTGATGAGAGATCCGTTTGTATAACTGGATGATACTAAGTAATTTGTACCAGAAACATCATTACCCGATGAAATGTTATCAGCTACAGTGCTTACAGTGCTAAAAGCGGGATCTAACTGTAAGTAGAGATCTTGATAACCAATAACATCATTTGAATATGGTGATACCGAAATCTCAACCAATGGAACTGATCTATTGATACTTGTAGAAATAATATTAATTGGGTTCAGTTTGATCTCACCTTTTACATAATCAATTGTTCCAATCGATTGT